GGCGCAGTACGACAACGTCGGTGCAACGTACGGCGCGCTGCTCGGCAGCAGCACAACAAAAAGCTACGGCAGCGCCACGCAGGTGCTGAGCGAGTCGGTATCCGGTACGGGCTGGAGCGCCGCGGGGCTGGGCATTCCGCTGGCCGGCGGCGTCGGCGGCAGCAACGCCTTCGGCAACGACGCATTTCTAGACTACAGGCTGGCGGAAATGTGCCCGCTTTCCGGCGGCCATTGGTACAGCGCGTCGAGCGCCGGGGTCTGGTTGTTGAGTCTCGCCCTCGTGCGGGGCAGCACGAGCAACGGCGTGGGTTGCCGCGCGGCCTGTTATTTGCAGTCTGAGCGATAGCGAGGACTTGACCTTATGGGAATTCACGACGAAGCCCGGCTGGACCAGAAATTCATTGCCCTAGCGCGGCTGATGACTATCCATCTCAACCATTTTCCGAGTTACGAGAAGCACGACCTGGCGCTGGAGTTGGGGTGTACGGTCGCCACACTGGAACGCTCGATGTCGGAGCGGGAATTCCGGCAGTGGATAGCTTATGCCTCGAAGCGTCTGCTTCCCACCCGTCGACTAGAAGCCTATCTGGCACAGGTCGCGTCCGTGCTCGCCCAGACGGCGGGGAACTCGGACCTGACTCTGGTCGACTTCCTGCTCGACTTCAAGCGCAAGGCATCGTGCTGACAACGCCGCCGACCGTGACCCCTTCCCTATTCTCGAACAGGTGCCCGAGCATCAGCAGCATTGCCGCCTTCGCAGACTTGGGCAGCGGATAGGGCAGCGGCGACTCATCAGGCAGATTGAATCCGGTCACATACCGAATCCGCACCGAGTTGGCAGAGGTCCGTGCCGTGGGCCACGAAGACGATGTTGACCCGGCTGACTTCCCCGGCCAGATCGTCGGGCAGCAGCAGCGGCTGGCCTTTATGTTCAACCGCAACGACGAGGCCGAGTTCGCTAAGGCCGAGTTCCGCCTGCGCACGTTCCTTGAGTCGCACCTTGGCACCGCGCAGCCTGAGGACACGATGTCCCAGGCGCTTAACGGCAGCGTGAACGCCCAGTTCCTCGGCGTCATCGGCCACAAGCAGGACAAGAACGATGCGGAGCTGTTCCACGCGAACATCACCCGCACGGCGCCTGTTGGCTAACACGACTTAGCAGCCCCTGTTGACCCGGCTGCTAATAACTTGGGAGGGGCTCGCCCCCCTTGACCTCTCCCACCTTTTCCTTAACTTAATGTAACGCTGGCTGGTAATTACGTTCGAGGTTTCCCCCCTGTTGCCGCTCAAGGGCGTAGGTTGCAGAAATCCAGCGTTACATTAAATTAAGGGAGCCCCTCATGTTCTACCTCTACAACATAAAGATGCAGGGCTGGATCAGCCGCTCGCATAACTACACAAGTGATTTGGCCGACGCGATGAAGTTTGAGGAAGAGGAAATGACCCGCCGCGTGAAGCTGAACAAGTCACCAACCGGCCTGGGGGTTATCCCTGTGTCAGTGGAATGGTTGGAGAACATCTAATGCCTTTCAATGACCCACCCTGGCATCCTATGTCCGACCCAGTTGATCTTAAAACTCTCGGCAAACTGCTTGAAGAATTAGGTGAGCTTGGTTCAGCCGTTTCACGTTGCCTTATCCAGGGCATTGACGAAGCCGAGCCAACTACAGGAAAGTTAAATCGGCAGTGGTTAAAGGAAGAAGTAATCGACGTTATGGTAGGTATCTATTTGCTGGACAAAAGGTTTCGCTTGAACCTTATGGACGCCGAGGGCTTGGCCCGTCATGATCGTAAAGTAGCAGGTCTTACTGCCTGGCATCAAGGAGCATAGTCTGTGACCTCCGGCACCTTCCGTTCCATCCCCATTTCCTCCATCACCATCGCGCCCGATCGTCAGCGAAAGGACCTAGGCAATGTTGAAGAACTCGCGGAGAGCATATCCCGTCTTGGACTTATTAACCCAGTTGTGGTTGATAGTAGCTCTGTTCTCGTTGCTGGTGAGCGGCGTCTCACTGCTTGTCGAAGCCTTGGCTGGACCTCCATCCCCGTCCAATTCACCGACGAACTCTCCGAATACGAACTCCAGTGCATCGAGTTCGAAGAGAACGTAAAGCGCAAGGACCTCACATGGCAGGAAGAAGCCCAGGCGGTTGAGCGCTTTCACGCGCTAAAGCAGGCGCACGAACCCGACTGGACCCGCGACCAGACCGCCGCCGAACTTGGCATGTCCCCTCGCACCGTGACCCGCCAACTCCAGGTCGCCAAGGAAATCCCCCTTAACCTTAAGGTGGCGGAAGCAGACGGCCTCACCGCTGCTCATAACCTAGTCGCCCGCAGCCTTGAACGGCGTAGGGGCGCCGCGCTGGACAATGTGGGGGTGCAGCTTGCCGAGGTGATCGCGCCGGTACTTGATGAGGACGGTGAGGTTATTCCCGTTGCTGAGGCTGACCCAGCTCCACTCCTTAACGTCTCGTTCCACGACTGGCAGCCCTCCTATGACGGACCTAAGTTTAATCTCATACACTGTGATTTTCCTTACGGCATTAACGTGGCTGATAGTCCTCGCCAGGCAGCCGCGCTGGCTGACTATTACCCTGACTCACCTGATATCTATTGGGCTTTGCTTGAGCGTCTTGCTCTGGCTATGGATAACGTGGTCGCAGATAGCGCCAACATGATCTTCTGGTTCAGCATGGATTACTATTGCGAGACCAAGGACTTGCTAACGCGGATGGGCTGGACGGTTAACCCGTTCCCCCTCATCTGGCACAAGAGTGACAACAGCGGGATCGCACCCGACCCACAGCGCTGGCCCCGCCGCACCTACGAAACAGCTTTTGTGTGCTCACGAGGCGACCGGCCCCTGACCTCCGCCGGCCCGCGTAGCAACTCCATCGCCTACCCCGGCTCCCGCGCCGACGCCATCCACATCAGCGAAAAGCCGGTGGAAATGGTTAAGCACTTCCTCTCCATGTATTGTGATGAGTATTCAAATGTCCTTGATCCAACATGCGGGAGTGCTGCCGCTCTCAGAGCAGCTCGATCCCTTGGGGCGAACAGTGTTCTTGGCCTCGAACAAGACCCCGAGTTCCACGCCGTTGCCTGCGCTAATTGGGGCTAGTCCAATGACCAAGCTGCAAAAGGCGAAGAAGTTTTTGGACTTCTATTTCTCTTCATGGGGCGCCGCTAAAGGAGAGCAATGGGAATGGTTCAGCAAAGGCCAGCCCTTCTCCGATAATTCCGCCCACGTAATCCTCGCTCACATCATGGCCGGTGTTGAGGATGTAGATTGGACTGCACTAGATGCCTGACATCCTGCTAATCGGTGAGGCCTGGGGCGAGCGCGAAGAGGAAACCGGCATCCCCTTCTCCGGCGCCTCGGGCTGGATACTAGACCAGATGCTTTCCCAGGCCGGTATTAAGCGTAGCGAGTGCTACGTTACCAACGTGTTCAACCTCCGTCCCAAACCCCGTAACGATGTTGAGAACCTTTGTGGGCCAAAGGCCACTGGCATCCCCAACATGCCACAGTTACTAAAGGGCAAGTATGTCAGAGCTGAATATGCTGGAGAGCTTAACCGACTCTATGCTGAGATCACTCGCGAACAGCCTAATCTCATCATCGCACTTGGAGCTACTGCTGCGTGGGCGACCCTCCTTACGTCTGGTATCAAGCAATATCGAGGAGCAGTTGCGCCGACAGCGCTGGAAGTCAGCGCCAAGTTAGGCCGTACTTTCAAAGTCCTCCCCACCTACCACCCAGCCATGGTGGCCCGCGACATGTCCGCCCGGCCAGTCGTGGTTATGGACCTCGCGAAAGGACTTCGAGAAAGTCTATCCCCCGACATCACCATCCCGCCCTCCCTCATCTGGACCCATCCAACCCTCGAGGACTTGGCCGAATATGAACGCGATTACATCAACCCAGCCTCGCTCCTCTCGGTTGACATTGAGACGAAGGGCGATCAAATTACCTGTATCGGTTTCGCGCCGAGCCCTGATAGCGCAATCGTTATCCCCCTATTTCGCGGCGAGAATGGCAGCTATTGGAGCACTATAGAAGAGGAGCTAGCCGCCCTCGCTTTCGTTCGTCGCTGGTGCACCAAGCCCTGCGTATTCCAGAACGGCATGTACGATATGAGCTTCCTGTGGCGCCGCTACCATGTCCCCTGCCCTAATGCTATGGAGGACACCATGCTTTTGCATCACGCCTACCAGCCCGAACTCGAAAAGGGATTGGGCTTCCTTGCAACTCTTTACACAGATCGCCCATCGTGGAAGTTCATGAGAGCAGGAAAGAAGCATGACTGAAAAACCCCAAAAGGAAAATCGCCTAGAGGCCCAAGCCATCGCCCAGCAAACCACATGGGCCTCTACCAATGATCCCCTCCACGACATCAACTCCGACCTAACTCAGTACCTTGCCCTACGCAAATCATTCCCCGACCTATCCGACGACGAGCTGGCCCATCGGATGGCTATTACCAAGCGCCAGCTGAAAACCATTAAGAAGAATTTGGAGAAGTAAGCATGGACAACTTTATTGAACTCGCCACCCGCACCGAGTCCGACCGCTTCCCTTTGTGCGAACGCAAGTTCCCAGAAGGTGAAAGCGACCGCCTCCTCCACGCAGCCATTGGCATCGCCACAGAAGCCGGCGAGTTCCTCGACCCCATCAAGAAGCTCCTCTTCTACGGCAAGCCCCTCGACGAGGTGAACTTGAAGGAAGAACTCGGCGACCTCCTCTGGTACATCGCCATTGCAATGGACGCGCTGGAAACCGACTTCACCACCGAAATGCAGCGCGTGATTGCTAAGCTATCCACCCGCTATCCCGACAAGTTCACTGACGTTCACGCTATTAATCGAAACCTCGAAGCCGAGCGCAGCGTGCTTGAGCAATAATTAATTTAGGGGGACGGCCTGTGCTATACCTAGCTTCACCTTACACTCATCCCGATCCGCTTGAAATGGAGTACAAGTTTAAGCAGGTGTCCCAGGCCGTTGCTTCGCTAATGAACCGGGGCGAGATAATCTTCTCCCCTATCGCCTACTGCCACCCCCTCGCCGTAGCCCACGAGATGCCAAGGGACTGGGAATTTTGGCAGCGCTATTGCCTCGCTATGTTAGCCAAGGCTGATGAAATGTGGGTGTTGGAGTTGGACGGCTGGCACAAGTCCACCGGCGTGGCAGCGGAAATCGTTTACGCCATAAACAATAATATCCCTGTCTGTTTCCTATCCCTTGAGGAGGTTGGTCTGCGTGGCTAAGATTATAAACACGGCGACTGCCAACTTCGACGACTTCACCGCAGATGAATTTCATTGGGTATATAATGGGCTAGACTGCGCGGTCACACATGAAATCTTCACCGAGATGCGCAGCCAAGCTGACAACGCAACCCTTACCACCTACGAGTTTTCCAAATCCCTTCAAGCCCCAGTCATGGAGATGAACTTGCGCGGGATGCTGGTAAACAAGAACCGACGCCGCAAGTTAATCACCGAGATGCGGCGCAAGATGGACCGGCTCGAGCAGCAGCTAAAGGTAATCCTTTGCGAAGGTGTTGGCATTGACAGCGACTTTAATTGGCGCTCGCCCGTCCAGTGCAACAAGTTATTCTACAACGTACTTAACCTGCCCGTTCAAAAGAGCCGCAAGTCCAACGGCACCTACGGCCCAACCACGGATCGCAAGGCGCTAGAAAAGCTGTCAATGTATTTCATTGCCGAGCCGATCTGCGCCCACATGCTACTCCTTCGCGATCTTGGCAAGGCAGTCGGTTTCCTTGAAACCCCACTATCTACTGACGGTCGGATGCGTACCGACTACCAGATCGCCGGCACTAAGATCGGTCGCTTCGCCTCATCCATGGATGACGATGGCGAGGGCACGAACATGCAGAACATCAACAAAGCCCTGCGTCCTATCTTCGTAGCCGATCCAGGTTACAAGATGTGCAACATGGACTTAGAGCAAGCCGATAGCCGTAACGTCGGCGCACTGTGCTGGAACCTACTTCACGACAAGGACGAGCGCATGGCATCAGCCTACCTTGACGCTTGTGAAGCCGGCGATCTACACACTGTGGTGACTAAGATGGTTCGTAAGGACTTGCCCTGGGGCACCGCACCGGACAGGGAAATTGCTGACCGTCCGTTCTACAGGGACAAGTCTTATCGTGATGGAAGCAAGGCTCTTGGCCACGCTACAAATTTCCTAGGTCAACCGCCAACCATCGCAATGCAGACTAAAGTGCCGATCCAAATGGTTAAGGAGTTTCAGCCCGCCTACTTCGGTGCGTTTCCTGCTATCCCCTTGTGGCATGAAAACACCTTCTGGCAGATCAAGAACATGGGCTTCCTCCAGAACCTGTTCGGTCGCCGCCGGTTCTTTTGGGGTCGGCCTACCGAGGGCGAAACCAAGCGCCAGGCCGTAGCCTACGAACCCGCTTCAATGACTGCGGATGAGGCTAACCTTGGCTTGCTAAAGCTGTGGCAAGGGAACAAAGTGCAGCTACTTGCCCAAGGCCATGACGCGATCCTGTTCCAGTATCCCGAGGGGCAAGAGGATGAAATCATCGAATGGGCTAAAGCTACACTGCCCACTACAATTAGCTTAGCCCGAGGCCGTGACTTCACTGTTCCGACAGACTGTGCTGTTGGTTGGAACTGGGGTTACTATGATGCCGATACTAACCCTGACGGGCTTCGAAAATATAAAGGCGGTGACGACCGCAAGCGCCAAGAGACCACATTCCAACTCTCAATCATGGACCTGTAATGGCCCGGCAATGCCAAAACTTTATTGACTCATTCACGCTCTACATGAGTGACAAAGGATCGCCTGACCTCTACGTAAAGTGGTCAGCGATCTTCACTGTGGGTGCGGCTATGGAGCGGACGTGCTGGTTGCATAACTCTAAGGGGATCGTGTATCCAAGCCAATTCATTATCTTGGTTGGGCCGGCTGGAGTCGGTAAATCCGTGTGCACCAGCACCGCGAGTAAGCTCCTTAAGTCCATCAACAAGCAGGGCGGTCAGTTCCACATCGCCCCGTCCTCCGTAACCAAAGCATCCCTTATCGACGCGCTGAACAAGGCCGAGCGCAGCATCGTGCGCCCGCATGAAACCCCTGCAATCACCTCATTCAATTCCCTCACCGCTATCCCCAACGAGTTTGGTGTATTCCTCCCTTCGTGGGAGTCGGACTTTATGTCCGTCCTTACCGACATCTGGAATTGCATGGACTACGGTGAAACCCGACGGACCAAGGACCTCAATATCCACATGGACCACACGCAGATCAATCTGCTTTCCGCAACCACCCCAACCTACTTGCAGAACCTCCTTCCCGAAGGCGCCTGGGAAACCGGCTTTATGTCCCGCACCCTCAACGTCTACTCCGGCCAGCACGTTATCACTGATGTGTTCGGCGATACGCTCCACAACGACGAACTGTGGTCCGCGTTGACCAAGGACATCAAGCAAATCTACAGCATGTTCGGGGAGTTCTCTGTAACCGAAGAGGCTCGCACCGCAGTCAACGCCTGGAACCGGGCCGGCCAACCACCGCGCCCTGACCACCCAAAGCTAATCGGCTACAACGCACGGCGGATGGAGCACCTGCTAAAGCTATGCATGATCGCCAGCGCGGCGGATAGTGATGAAATGGTTATCACCCTGGACCACTACGCCGAGGCCTTAGATTGGCTAGTAGAACTTGAGTCCTTCATGCCCGACATCTTTAAGTCCATGATTAAGGGCGGTGATGCTGAGGCGATGGAAGAGTGCTACTACTTTGCGCTGAAGCAGTGGATGCGTAAGGAAGAGCCAGTGCCACAGCACATGATCTACGCGTTCCTCCAACAGCGCTCACCCGCACACAGCATCGACCGGATCATTGACGTTATGGTGAGGGCGCAGATGTTTAAAGAAGTGCTGGACAACAACCTGGGCAAGGCGTATATCCCGCGCGCTAAGCAGCCTTAACCAACGTACCAAGTGCCTGCAAAGCAGTACACGGGTACACCAACCGCTCCGCCACCAACTACAGCAACGCCGAAAGCCGGGGCGGTTGCATCGTTCACAAAGCCGCGAACTCCATCAGCAGCGGCTGGGTCAAGACTGGCAACGTCAAGCACTGTAGGTATGTTCCCCATTTTAAGGGTGTCGCCGTCCAAGTAGATTTCATCATCATCGCCGCGATAAGCGGTCAGGGGGTTGAAAAACCTATGCGCGCCGGGGGTGGTACCAGAGCCGGGGGTGAAGCTCACATGCCCCCCATCCGTTGCCCCATTGCCGCCTGTAAACTGAAGATTACCGCCTGCATCATTGACACTATTACCCGCTTGCAGCCCAAATTCTCCGCCGCGCCCGTTGATACTTCCACCCGCCCCAAAGGCAAAATCGCCGCCGTTACTATCTTCGCCGTCACCTGAGAACATGGCGATTTGACCCGCCGCGCCCGCACCTTCAGCACTGCCAGCCTGGATGCTAAGCCCACCGCCGGGGTCACCGCCCACTCCATCAGGCAGGGCAATCTCTAGATCGGGTTCGTCATACTCGGCCCACGGCAGCGTCCCACCTCCAGCCGCAGCCACCGCCGCGCTAGTCCCCGGACTCACCGTTACCCCTTGCGGCTGCTGCACCGCTTTATTAACCCAACCTGTAACCATCTGCTTATCCTTTGAGTTTACGTATGGCTATGGGCACAACGCCTTGAGCCATATCAAAGCTCGTCACCAACGCCCCACCACGAGGTCTGTCCGGTGTCAGCTTCCCGCGCGGCTTGATTGGCAATCTTGCGTTCGTACGCAGCCGGATCACTCCACTCCAACATAGCATCGTGCATCCCTCGCTCCATAAGCAGTGCGTAAGGCACCGGCTTTGGAACCAGCCCCCAGGTCGCTTCAATAGCATCCCGGCCCCAGTGAGTTTCTTCTTCATTATAAGCTGCTTTAGGGTTATCCCAAGCCAGCTTCTTAATCTTACGAAGTTCTTCCCCAGTAGGTGTAGTTGGGCTGTAGTAGCTGTTAGCTGCGTCCACGTTCTGGAAAATCCAGTCGCCTACAATAGCACCACCACCCCCCATCGCCATCCAACGGAGTAGGTTACGCTTGTTTATCGTAAGATCAGGGTTCTTCCCCATAAGCAAGTCTTTAATCTGTGCCTGCATTGCGCCGGCTACAGTAGTATACGCCATGAACGTACCAAAGCGGAATAGCTTATCACCAAGGCGAGGGGCTGCATAAATCTTACGCCAGTGGTTAAACATGATGGAGGCCGGGAAGAGTGTAAGCTGCGCAGTGGTCCGCATAAGTTGCCCGGCCAACCCTGTGATGGGCAAGTCTTGGCCCAGCGCCTGTCGCGTGCGGATGGTAGCCGCTGGCACCAAATCCCTCACGAACAGTTCCTGCAGCATCATGAACTTACCAGCGGCCTGACGGGCCTCGTCCCCTACAGCATTCTTAACCATGTCTATCGGGCGGAGAAATTCCCCTTTACCAAACGAGTAGAACTCTGGTTCGTAAAGTTCCGCTTCCTGCAGATACTTCCAATCCTTTTCGGTGATGCCGAGATTACGCATCTCAGCATTAAACGGCACATCATCGAACTTCATCTTCCGAGTGCGCGCTAGGGTTTTTTGCAGGTCCTGCCCAGCAATCCCGCGCCCAGTCTGGGTCCAGCCGGCAGCACCCTGTGCACGGTAGTTGAACTCCGAAAGAGTTCGTG